ATATAACGAACAAGCTCCATTTGAGCAAGCTATTGTCGATCTTCAGACAAAACAAATCAAAAGATACAACGAAGATTTGTTATGGAATGCGTCTTCAGGAACATCTACATTCTCTGGTTTCATCGAATTATTGAATAACACAGCTGGTGTTGTAGCATTAACAGGTCAAACCGCTCTATGTTCTGTAACAGGGGCTTCTACTGTGGAAAAAGCGAACGCTATACTTACTCAAGTAGATAATATCATTGATGCTTTGGATAGAAACATTTATGATAGAGACGATATTGTAATCTTTATGTCTCAGCAACAGTTCAAGTGTTACTTAACTGCAATCAGAAATGTGAACAACTTCCATTTCACTGAACCAACTTTGGGTCAGGTTTATGAGACATTCCACCCACAAACTAAATATAAGGTTGTAGGTGTACCAGGATTGAATGGTTCTAACCTTATCGCTGCAGCTCCTCAACAATACTTTATGGTAGGTGTTGACTTGATGTCTGATGAGGATTCATTCAGAAGCTGGTGGTCTCAAGATTTCCAAGAAGTAAGAATTATGAGCGCTTGGAAGATAGGCACCGCTATAGAGTTTCCTCAGTTTTTCGTCACAAACGGACTATAATAAAGGGGGGTTTATCCCCCCTTTTACCCAAATAAACTAAAAAAACTAAATATAAAAAAATATGAGTTGTAATTTAGCAGCTGGTATAACCCTTGGTTGTCGAGACAATGCGGGTGGTGTAAATAAAGTTTGGATTACTGATTACGATAATATCTTATCAATCACAAAGAACTCTGGTGACACTATCACAGCTATTTCAGGAACAGGTACATTCTATTCTTTTGAGTTAATCAGAACTACTTCTGAAATGACTGAAACCATCAATGCTTCATTGGAAAATGGTACAGTATTCTATACTCAAGAATTGACAATGTTCTTCGCGAAACTTGAACAATACAAGAGAAATATCATCAAAACCCTCGCACAATCTTTCAGATTGGCGGTAATTTTCGAGGACAATAATGGTTCTTATTTCTTACTCGGTGAAGAGTACGGAATGTTCGTAAGTGCTGGTTCTAATGTAACAGGTCTTGCATTGGGAGACAGACAAGGTTATAATCTAACCCTTCAGGCTCTTGAGCAATTACCAATGAACGAATTAAGTGGAGCAATCGCTTCTGTCGTTCAAGGTATGACCGTAGAATCCTAAATATTTATCACAGGGGGGTCATACTCCCTGTGATTATTTTTCCAAACAAATGATATTATTAAAGTCCAATCAATTAAATAAGATTGTTGTAACGCTCACACAGAACACCACTGTTTGTGACCCTGAATATCTATTTCAATTTGTACATATATTCTCAAAGGAAAATGTAGCCTTCATTTTACCTAACGTATCGCCGCATCCTACGAGGTACGACGAGTTTCAGTTTGTTGAGGGTCAAGGAGTAGGTCAAATCCCTTTTCCTTACGAGGGACAGTACAATTATTACGTGTATGCTCAACCTTTCGGTTCGGGCAATCTAAATCCCCTTTTAGCCAGTGAATTAGTCGAGAATGGTATATCTAACTTTATAATACAGAGCGCAGATACGACTAACGAATATTACGTTGAGTTTATTTCCGACGACGAGTTTGATTCTAATATAATTTTCGCTCCTGACGAAATAAACCCACCGACACCATCAAATACTCAAGGTTTAACTCCTACTCCAACCCCTAGTATAACCGCATCACCTACTCAAACTATTACCCCGACGATGACGCAGAGCCCTACTAAAACGGGTACTCCTACGCCTACTCCGACTATTACTCCTTCTCCTAGTTCCGCTCCTTTTGACCCTCTATCGTTGGGTAATTTACAACATTGGTATTTATCTACTAGTGGAGCTTCAGCTAGTAGTTGGACTAATTTAGGTTTATTAGGAGGGGCTTTAACTCAATCAAACCCTTCTTTGAGACCTTCAATTATTACTGATACATTGGGTTCATTCAGTGGAGCTGCGGTAAATTATACGGAAGGTGAAAATCAGTTTGGAAGTTTTGCGTTGGAAAATTACTCGGGGGCTTGTATTTTCATGGTATTGAAAAGGAATAGTATTGGGGCTCAAAATTGGACAATCAATTTAGCTGGTAGTTTCGGAACCTGCGTTTTGATTGGAACGAACGCCTTAGACATTATTAAAACCCCTACAGCACAACAAAATGACCCACCACTTCCTTCGACAGACCCAATACTAATTGCTTCATCGGGACAATCAGATTCATTCTTCTCTGCGACATATAATGACCAGATTCCGCAGTTTCCAGCTCCTGTAACTGGATTTACCGATAATTCGGACTTTTTAACTATGGGTGCCGATACTGGACAAACTGGTAATGATACTTCAATATTCGAGTTTATTATTTACAATAGATTATTGACCTCGTCCGAATACGCACAAGTAGTTTCTTACCTAAAAACGAAATATCAGTATAATACTTGGTAAAACTTTATATTTATAATTATGGACGAGCAAAATAACAAAACAAAAGATTTATTACAGGTATTCGATTTCGCAACAGCAAAGGTTCCCTTGATTGAAGAAAACCTTATTATCAACACAAGAACGCCGTGGGTGTACTTTGGAGTTGCAAACTTAGGCCCTCAAGAATTGATTCGTCTGTACAACACTTCTCCGACTCATAGAGCCGCTATTACATCAAAATGGTATGGTACAAGGGGAGAATCAATATCGTTGAAATTAGCCGATAATCAGAGGTTATTGATGGCAAATAGCCTTGGTGATAAATTATATGACTTGTGGGATAAAGCCTGTTTGGACTTCATATTGTATGGGGGATTTGCTCTCAACATAGTATGGAGAAAAGACAGAGATATGGGATTTGATATGTATTATATCGATTTTTCTAAATTGAGAGCAGAAAAATCTGATATGAATGATAGAATACATAATTTTTATTATAGTTCAGATTGGGCTTTCCCTAAAAAGTTTGTTCCAAGAAAATTACCAGCATTCGACATACAGAATGAGGAACCTTCCCAAATATATTATTACACCACACATTCAGCAGGAAATAACTACTACCCAACCCCATCTTATTGGGGTGGTGCTACAGCGATTGCTACACAAATAGAAATATTCAACTGGCACTTTAATAACATTGTGAATGGATTATCACCATCATTATTTATTGCTCTCAACAGCGGAATCCCAGATCCAGACCAGCGAGAAGAAATCTATAATACTTTGGTGAGCAAATATGCTGGTTCTAATGTCAGTGGTAAATTGATGTTGACCTTCTCGGATGGTAAGGAACAAGCGCCTGAAATTACCCCAATCCAACATAATGGTTCTGATAAAATGTGGGTTGAACTTAATTCAATGGTTCAAGAAGCAATATTGACCGCTCACCAAATATCATCACCTGAATTATTGGGTATTATGACCCCTGGTAAATTGGGTACTGCTGACCACTTGGAAGCACAAGACCACTTCCAAAACCTTGTTGTTAAACCATTACAAACCGAAATCAAAGCTGTATTCGAGAAACTCCTTACTGTGAGGGATGGAGGTATTCCAACAGAAATAGATGTTAAACAATTCGAGATGGTTACAATGGCTGACGCAGCACCAACCATAGATATAAATAAAAATGAGAATGTCGGAGTTATAAAAGACGAAGCAATCCAAGAAAAACAAATATAATATGTCTCAAGCATTAGTTCCTCAAAATATTCTTTTGATTTCAGAAACAAAACTGAAGAACTTTACTGATATTGACCAGAACGTAACCTCTGCGGTTTTACTTCCATTTATTGGGGTAGTTCAACAGACAAAATTGGAATACATTATTGGTAGAAAATATTATGTTGAATTGTTGAATCAGGTTCAAACTAGTTCCTTAACGACAATCAATAATAACTTTCTTCAATATTTTGTTCAACCCCTTTTGATTTGGGCAGCTTATGCAGAAGCATTACCATCCATCTTTATGAGAATAAAGAATAATGGTATTGTTGCTGGTTCTGAGAAGACCATCACCATATCAGAAATGGAATATATGCAAGGTAGAGCAGATGACAGGTCACAATTCTTTGAAAGAAGAATGATTGAAGAACTTATCTACAATCAACCCAACTATCCAG